GCTGTAGATATCAAAGCAGAGGATGTACCATCATGACTATGACCACCATTATAGAAAATAATAGAACTTTCCGATGTTCCTGTTGACAAAGGCTGTCTTATTGCCATTACACCACCTTCCTTATGACTACACTCTGGGACGGCTGATTGCCGTAACTAATCTCTGTACTTATCACCCAGTATTCACCATTAATTATATCAAATGAATCCATTGATGATATTTTAACCCTATCTCCAAGCTGAATCATTGGAGTCGGGGTTATATTTAAATTAAGAACAGGAACTGGATCGCTCATTTTAGATATAATAAAAGTTGCAATCTTCTTTGCATGTTCTAAATCAGTAATAAATTCATTTTCTATTACTATTTCTTTTAAACCATACAATCTAATATTATCATCCAATGTTTCTTTCTGCTCTCTTATGTCATTATTAGTGTTTTGAACAATGATTGGTACGCCAGCTATTGAAGCAACAGATACTTCATTCTTCTGCTCATCAGTCCCCTTAAGGAACACTTCAGACCCGTTCTCGGCATATATTGATGCGCCGACTATTAAATTAGCTTTATAAGAATTTGGTTCAAATTTAATGATTTCAATCAATGCTGGATTTTTATTAAAAATACCAGAAATCAATGGATTTTGAATTTGAAAAGCAGGGGCTGAATTATAAGATATGCTATATTGCTGGACTTCTCTTACAAGCGTGTTAGCGGTATGAGTTGCAGCCGCAGTGTTAAAAAATGCCCTAGTCAATGTGTCTAGAGAGTTTGCTGTTTTAGATTCATATTTAATTATTTCACTATCAATTTTAACATACCCGCTTTTAGGGAAATAAGGCTTATCAGTTGTAACCATTGGTATTGATGATGAATTTGATAAAATATTTGCGTTTAACTGCCCTACGGCAAGCGTTGTTCCATCATCAGGAGCCCAAAGACCTTGTATTGCATTATTTTTTGTTGAGACACCAGTTAGCTTTACAACTACTTTATTAGCTTGCAATTGAACATTATATGATGCATCAATAATATTAGTTGTATCTGAAAAAATCTGTTGAACATTCGCATGCTGTTCTATTGTTGGTTCAAAAAATCTGTAATAGTGCTCATACCGAGCCTTGTTGTATTCATCAATATATAATCTACCCAAATCGGCTAAACTTATTGTATCAATTAATGATTGAATCGTAACATCATTGCCATAAATAAAGGGCATGACAAAAATTGGTTGAATTTTTATTTGAATATAACTATTTTTGATTTCCGCAGCCGACAATTGTTTTGCAAACATAGCGAATTCATCTATATAGAAAGATCTAATACTTGATGGTGCTGTTTCTCCAACATTTTCTGTGTAAGATGCATTACGACCACCAATAGTTAAATCACGACCCGTATAGGCAGCTAAGTTTCCAGTTGTTGTAACCGAATTAGACAAAGCACCATTAACATAATATTTTAAAGAATTATCCTTATAGGTTACAGCGATATGTGTAAATTCAGATGTTGAAATTGCTACATTTGAAGAAACGGTTTGCACACCGCTTGATGATATAAATTTAAATCCATGAGAAGTTGAATTATGATAAAATTCAAAACCAGATGTAGGAGTTGCGTTAGCCCAATTGCTAATATACTCCCCATTAGAGCTAAACGACCCGTTATGGAATTTAGCATTTAATTCAATAGAAAATTCATTATTATAAACTGGGCTGGCTGAATTAAATACATCGTAAGATATGTGATAAGGAACTCTTATGTAAGAATTACTGGAAAGTAACACGCTTTTGTTAGTAGTATCGGAAACAACACCGCTGGGTTGACCTGTAAGCACCGATCCAACATAAATACCGTCATTTCTATTTGCAACTCTTTCAACAAAATTACCAGCAGTATTAACGCTCCATGACCCGCTTGAGAAATTTAAATAAGGTGCAACATTTTTGTTACCAATGTAATCAAAACAAGGCATTGTTGCGCATTCATCCTCATCAACCCAAGACACAGTGCCGCCAACCACCTTTTTTAAAGCAATTCCAAATGTATATGTTTTATGAAAGAATTCAATTCTTAATTCATAAGCATTACCAGCAGTTAAATCCATTTCTTCAGTTAAAAAAGTAGTTGCTGTGTTATTGCCAGGATCTATTTCATACCAATTGTTTATTTCTGTTAAATTTTTATTAAAAAACATTCTTACACCGCAATTTTTTACATCCAAACGAAGCCTTTGGACACCGCTTGAAGAAGGTATATAAACCCCGTCAAAAACACCATTATAGTAATCTGTAACTGTTGATCCATCTACTGCAACAAAAGAATCAGTTGTGTAATTTAACGCAACTGTTGTCTCACCTGCTGGCTGTGTGGTTATTGCTTTTGATGTTGATACAAAAGACGGAGCAATATATGTTGTTATATCTAAAGCTTTCTCCTCGGCAGACAAAACCCTGTCATTAGCGTCAAGTTTTATATCCTTGATTGCACTTCTTTGCTTTTCTGCTGGGGCGACAAATCTAGCCCTCAAAGATTTAGATGGTGTCCTTGTTGAGTTAGCCCTATCTACCGTGTCTTCATCAAAACCAAAATGCAGGATAGCGTCATTCTTTGTATATGATTTTGATGGTATTAAGAAATAAGAAATATCAGATTTTGGAAAATTTGTTCTTAACAAAAGATTATTAACTGATTCAGCAACGGTACTATCCTGCATAAAGTACCCATTGGTAATCATTTTTTCATTTGTAAACTTATTCCAATTTGTTAAAGTTGCAGAAACAGTCATTGACGATGATGAAGACTGCCATTCATCAATATAATATGTTCCAGATGGCACATATTCATATGGGTCAAAAGATACAACCGTCCCAGCAGGGTAACTAGCGGCTATTGTATCGGCATACCCTCTTGTTACTGCGGTAAAGGAGAATGCATTGTTCTTGTAGCACAAGACTCTTTCTGGGGTAGCCGTATTAGGGTTTATTGTAATAACATAGTTATTATTTCCACCGCCAGACGGAAAAGAATCCGTTGAGTTTACAGGTATTGTGCTTGAATTTGCCAAAATTGTATTTGATAATATATTGGTAATTAATTCTTCATTTGTTTTTAGAATTTGCCAACCAGTATAGACATGAACTTTTATGTCCTTTTTCATATATTTCCCAAAAGTTGAAGCAGAACTAAATATGCTAAAATCTTTGCCAGAATTATCTAAATTTAGATTACAGGTTGAAGAACCACCACCAGCAATCGGTAAACTAGTTTCATGAACATCACGAACCTTGCTAACGCTGAAATCAATAACATAGTCTGTTATATCAATTTGATAAATTGGGGATACTTCATTGACCCTCGCTCGGTCTAATGGGTTTTTTGTTGTATAAATTGTTAATGTAATCCTATTTATGTTTTCATTATTTAAATAATGAGTATTGTAATAACTATCAGTAGCTATTTCGCCATCAACATTTAAAACAATAGTTGATGTATTGACATAAGCCTTTATATTATAAGCTTTAATTTGACCATTATATTCCGATGTTATTACTTTTAATATATTACATTTTCTTTCCGTAAAATTGTATTCAATAATAACTGGTGATGCAAACTCATACCCAGATCTAGTCGCATGCAAAGAACTCGTACTTTTTGTATTAGATATAAAACCAAATTCATAATTATCATCTTTTGAAGATGGCAATGCATGCCATTCTCCATTGGCGGTAATAGTTTTCCCAAACTTGTCTTTTGCATCACATACAGCCCATGTAAATGACTGGCGTTCTATCCCGTTAATTGACTCATTTGGAGTAAAATAATAATCCGATCTGTTTCTTTTATTAAAAGATATCTCATTGGCACTCAATGAACGGTAAGTAACAGATGGTGATCTAGCAGTTCTAAGCAGCATCCCGCTAACTTCCGAGTTGATAGTCTCGGTTGATGGAGTTGTGAACGCCGAGTTGCTTGATGCAATACTAGCTCCATTATACTGAAGAACATGTCTGCTATCCAACCAGTCTATAAGTATTAAAGGCTTAATTCTTTGAGATATATCTGTTGTTTTAGAAATAAAAGTATTGGAAATTGCTTTTCCATACAAACCAGTATCTAACATATTAAACTTCCTCTAATGTCATTGAGCAATCCCAGAAATAAACATCATTGCTTAAATCTCTTCTTGTTAATGTTTCATTATAATCTTTCACTAATACATTATAACTTGTTTCTGTCGGTGGAGTCACTCCAGATTCATCTAAATTAACTATTTTTAGAACATGATGGCTTGGGTCTGAAGCTATTTCTTTAATGTAATCCCGCCCCTTTTTCCCGTCAACGGTGAATTCTGGAGAGTTAGGCAGCCATGACCAAGATAAGCTAAATGTTTTCCTACCAGACCTTGCTGAGGACTTATAGTATCTGCTTCTAGAATTAGCCCAATTTTTATTTTCAACAAAAATAGGCTCAAGAGCAGATTCAAACTTCCTATTATGATTAGTAATTGGCTTATCGTCAATCAACATAAAAGTGCGAATTATTGAACTATCAACAATACCATTAACAGCAAATTTGATCGCTTTTGCCGAAATTGAACCCATATTTTGAATAGCAATTTTTATTGTTACTAGAACTATTTTACCAACAACTGACAACGATACATTTGAACTTAACGCAGTAGACGCAAAGACTATCTTACTTGATATTGCAGATAAATTAGAAGATACAATCACATTAGCGGCACCACGAGCTGTTTTCACCATAGATGTAGCAATTGAAGCCGCCAAACTTATTGTGGATACAGCCAGTGATGTTTTCACTGCTAACGCCGCAACACTCGTTGTGCAATTTATTGCAGATGAAGCATATGCTATTTTTGTACCAGCAGCAGTTAGCGAAGAAGTTACACTAATAACAATCAATGCCCCTTCTCTAATTGCTGTGCCAGCAGTTACGGTTGCTGAAAGCAGGTCGGAAATATTTGCCGAAGCCAGGACCATTCTTGTAGCCGCAACAGTTAAAGCTGTATCTGAGGATAACCCTACGGAACTAAACGCTATTTTGGTTAAACTAATTGCAAGACTAACATCACCAGATAAAGAAGCAGATATTACTTTTGCATCATCAGCATTATAGAAATCTACACCACTATTGAGAGGTTCACTAAAACTATAGAAACTATCTGCCATTATGCTTCCACCAAAGACAAAGATATGTCATAATAAGAACATTTTGAAGATGGATCTCTTCTTACAAGAGATTCAGAATATGAATCTATAAAGCAATCATATTCAGTATAACCTTCCCCTGGAGATAGTTCAATCCCGACCAAAACAGAAGATGTTGCATTAACCAAGCTATTTAGAAAAGCCCTACCACCCCTGCTATCAACGGTGTGTGCTGCGAGATCTGGGAGCCAAGTCCAAGATATGTCAAACTTTTGTTTATTATTTGAATAATACCTTCTTCTATGACCGCTTGCCAAATCTATATCATTAGCAGAAATTTCTTCATCAATCTTTATTTTCCTACCGTGCTCAGTTACCTCTGTTCCATTAATAGTGAGAAGCTTGTATAGATACATCAGTTGCCCCTGTTTAATCCACTGTAAGTACTAATCACTCTGCTCTCAAGACCAGCCGCTTTTTGATTTCGGGGAAGAACTGTTGTGTTATAATCTTTCATCATTGAGTTAAACCACTCAGGCTCACCAATGAAGTTATCTACATAGATGTTTACATTCTGTGTAGATGTTGTCATTCCACCAGCAAGATTACCACTGAAAGATGACTGTGGTACTGAGAAACCTTGTTTAGGAACATTAAATCTCATCTGGTTCATTGCTTCAATGTGGGCTAAACCATATTTCTTTACAGCCCCCGCATTAAGAACATACTCCCCACCATGAAGAATAGAAGGAACTTCTCCGCCTTCTTTAAACTTCATGTATCCGCCTTTCTTAAATTTTGGCATATAGCCGCCATTTGACAAGCCTTGTGCTTTCAACGCCTTAGCGGATCTAGTAATATTGGAAAGACTGAGTTTAGAAAAAGAATTTTTAACTTTACCAACTCTATTTTCCTCTGACAGATGTAACACAGATGCTGCTAAAGTCGCTGCATTACGACTAGGGTATACTCCTAAATGTCTTCCAGTTTTCTGAAATTCATTGATTGTTGGAATTAAATCTTTACTATAATCAATTTTATTTTTGAAAACCGTAGGAAGAAGAATGTTTGGTCCTTTAGGATTGTTAGTTAAATCAAATCCTGCCGAACGAATTGTAGACATCCCACCTTGCTTGTTAGGAACTTGAGGAAGCCCACTAAGATTAATAGTTCTTGGTGTAATAACAGGGATTGATGTTGCATACGGACCCTGTAGCGTATTCATGATTTTCTTTGCTACAGAAATAGACTTTTGATCTTCAACTCCATACTTTCTTACACTACCGCCAAGTGCTAAACCTTGTGCCTTTACTCTGTCGTATACTTTAAGTTCAGAAATTTTTGGGAAACTAACTCTACCTAATCTAACTCCTTCAAACCCGTCAAGATACTTTGGAGCACGACCCCATGCAGATGGGTCTGATGCCAGCCCCTTATACATAATCTCTGCTACTTTAATTTGATTTTCAAAAGATGGAGGGTTTAAAGGATCATTAAAATTACCGTACTTACCTTGACCAAATCGCACCCAATTTTGTCTTGCAATATTGAGAGCACCAACGAAAACCCCTTGACCTGTTCTGCTAATTTTGCCCAAACTATCCTGCCAATTTTGACCGTTCTCAGATACAGCAATCGCCTGCCAATCTAATGGGTGTAGAATCATTCCACTAGCAGCACCAGACCTTACCTTGGTGTCTGGAACAGAATAGGATTGACCCTTGGAATTAG